ATCCATATCGTCTATCTGTGGCAGTGTCCAATTTTCTTCAAGGAGAGTAAGATAGACTTCTTTCATAAATTCCTCGTGGGACATAGTGTCGTTATTGTCTATGCCCCCGCGGACACGTTTTTTGGGAATTGCTCAAGCTTGGCGCCAATTTTACCAACTACGCTGCTGATACACTCCATTAGCGTCGGGATAAGCTGTTCCGCGTCCATGCCGTCATAAACGTCATCGATTGTAAATTGTTTATCGAAAAGGTCAACGACATAGCCAACCAGGGTGTCTAAATTCTCCGGCGCTAAATCGTTAAAATCAATATTCTTGGTAAGTTCAATCGCCTTCCTCACGGCTCTAGCCTTCGGGCTTGGAGCAACAAAAGTTTTATCGTTGAGTACAATTTGCATAAATACCCTCCTGTTTTCAGAAATAAAATCAAAGGGGAGGAGCATAAGCCCCTCCCGATGTTTGATTAAGCGGCGGTTTCAAAATTACATATGTTAGTTGCCGCGAGTTTATTGCCCGCCAGATCTGCCACATTTGCCGTGCAAACTGCAATGTAGGCAGTCCCGGCCGTCAGGTTGGTTGTCGGATCCAGGGTCACAATTTTGCCGGTACCGTCGATACTCAAGGTGCCAGCAACCAGGCTGCCATCAGACGCTTTCATCAGGAAGAAGTTTGCCGCTGTTACACCCTCGCTATCAATGGCCTCGTTGAATGTCCAGACAATATTAGCCGATACCACAACTTCTGTCGCGCCGTCAACGGGAACTACAGTCACAGTCGGAGGAGTTGTATCTGCCTCGGGAATCGTTACCGCAGTGAACCAGGTGTCATCGATACCAGCCGGGCAGTTCTCGTCGGTGGTATCTACGTGATATTCCCAAAAGCCGTTATAAATAGATGCCTGGAATGTGGCTTTTAGTGCGGGTGATTGAAACTCTAGCTTGCCCTCCTGCCCTTTCGCTGAGTCATCTGGGAGGGTAAAAACTCCTTTATAAATCACTCCGTATCTATGACCACCCCGGATAGTGGCTTTGTAGAGAACGGCCACATAAGGGGCCTCGTCACTGTCCTTGGCGTACACACCTCCAGCAGCGGCTATTGTCTGACCCAGAAGTATTGCTCTCTGTGCGCTGGTTAGGTCAGCCAGCTTTACTTCCACATCGGCGCTGTCAAAGCTCGTTGCCTGATCCCAAAGCTTGTTCTCCGCGTATTGTTTTGCGGTGTTTTGCTTCGGCTTAATGCCAATTTCCTGCACGCCTGCATAATATGCGGGAGCCCCATACGTGAGCCCGGTTGCATCATCTTTTGTGTTGACCGCTACATATAGTTTTTCAACGCCAACGATTGGCATTTGTTTTATCCTCCTTTGATTTTCAATTTATATAAGAGAACCGGAGCGCCTTGTGATACGTTTTGGTATCCGGCTCATAAAGATCCTGTGCTGTCGTGCGTATAAATCCGGCCGCTATCATGGCGGCCTGAACCTGGGCAACCAGGGGTACATAGTCAGTATCTGACCAGACATCAACCTGGACATAGTAGCCAGTAGCGATTTCCACGTTTTCAGCCCACTCTTCACCCTGCTCGTTATAGCAAAAATAGGTAATGTAAGTAGCCTCTGAATCGTTATAATTACTGCGACTCACAGGAGCGCCCAAGGGGATCAAGATATCCTTCACCGTTTTGCCGATACTCATAACCCCAAGCCCTCCTTGAGCTTCTCTCCGATGATTCTAGAAACATTGTCAGCGTTTTTCTCGCCGGCCGGCTGCACGAATGGGGCTGCAGGCATATTTTTCGTACCGAATTCCAAGAATTTAGCCCTCCAGGCAGTTTCTTTCCCAGGGCCGACAGTCACATATTTACCGGCATCACCTTTTTTCACTCCGGATATTTCAATATTGTCCCGGATGTGCTTGTGGCTTATATCGCTAACATGCACCAGGCTCCGCATATCCTCGGCAACTGGCTGGGCAGCGGCCTTGAGCGCTATGTTTTCAACCTTTGATACATTCTTGCCCATGGCCTCAAGCTGTGCTATTAGTTCATTTACGCCTTCAAGGGAAATTTCATTAGCCACCACTTAAGATCAACTCCTTGCACAACAAATGCAACTCTCTACGCCTGCCGTCGGGATCCGGCGCGCCGATGATTCTATAATTTTGGCCATTGTAGACGACGCGCATTTCGGGAGCCACATTGTCTCGATAGCGGATTATGAAAAGGTCCGTTGTTTCAGAATTGATTTTCTGTGCGGCAAAAAACTCACGGGAAGATTGATGAGCCTTCGACGCCCAAACGGTGGCTATTGTGGTCCATGTTTCAACCGGGAAACCGTTTTCATTCTGTGCAACCTGACACTGTTGCAATATGATCCTGTTCCTTAGCTCACCGATTTTCACATACTGTCACCTCCAGACAGATCGAGCTGGGAGACATTCAACCCGACCACCCATCCTTACGGTAGGCAAACATGAGCCTGGCCATAACGTCAATCACTGTTTTTATGTCCACATTTTCCCGCTGCTCATATAGATTGCCTATTGCATAGAGAATCGACTGCTTTATCGTTGCCGGCACATCTGTGAACTCGATCAGAGGAAACCGCAAGATATCCTGGCACAGTTCCTCGGCCGCATTGATAAGATCGGCGATGAGCGTATCGTCCTCATCACCGTCAACCTTTAGATACAGCTTGGCTTCTTCCAGAGTAACGGCCAATACGCTCATCTCCTCTCATTACTCTGCTGCCATCAGCCCTGCGGTTTTCAGCTTGGCAAGTAGGGCATTAAAGTCAGCTACTAATCCTTCAATAGTGGTCGCAGTGCTGTTCACCTGAAATACAGCTGGGGCAAAACTAGAGGGCAACCCTATTAATTGGCCACCCTCCGCAATCTCAAGGACTCCGCCGATGACGGTTCTTTCCCCGCCTTGCTCGGTATAGTTTTTAACATTGCTCATCCCGCTTCACCTACGCTTTCATCTGCAGCACTTTGATTGCTTCAGCCAGAATCAATTTGCCATCCACCCTCTGGCTTGCCTTAAACCCAACCTGTCCGGTGGCGGCATAAAGCTCGTTTAATCTCTGGAAAGAGCGTCCCTGCCTGTCCGCCACCCAGTAATACCCGAAGTCTCCAAAGGCAATAGTTTTGGATGCTGCGGCAATGATCGGCACATATGTCGAGGTCTTAACCGGCCTGTTTAAGATCGTATCCGGCTGGCCAGCAGTGATAGAGGGCTGCCAGATATATTGACCGTTGCCGTCTTTGAGCTTTCTGATGGCCTTGACTGTTGCATCATTCATCACAAATACCGCATTTTTCCTATAGGGAGATTTTAGCGAGTAGAATAGATCCATGACTTCATCGATGGTAATAGCGGTGGCGCTGGCAGTCGTTACCCCCAGTTCCGCTCCGCCGGTGCTGTAGAAAATGCCGGTCGGCTTGCCGGTGGCATCACCGGTAAAGAAGGCTTCTTCCTCCTTCGCGCCTATTCTGCGGGCAAATTCTTTTGCGATATATGACTCCAGATTAAAGACGCTGTCATTTAAAAGCTCCTCGGAAACCTTGATCATAGTAGCGAGCTTATATGCTCCAATGGAAACCTGGCCGAAGGCATCGTCGGATTCAGGAATTGCGCCTTCTTCATCCACCCAGGAAGCCGTACCCTTGGATGCGACCACCGGAATCTTCCTATCCCCGGAGGAGGTGGTAATAACCTTGGCCAGCTGCCGGAAGATGTTCTCTTCTTGCAATGCTTCGATCAAGGTTCTCTCGAATTCGTCCGGCACCAGGTAACCGCCCTCGGAGTCAGTACCGATCTGCAGAGCATTTTGCACATCAAAGCTGTTCTTGTTTCTCATGGCTCTCCAGAACGCCTGCTTGTACTCATCCGTAGCCCTGCCAGTCTTGAACTCGCTGTTTGGCGCAGGCTTTAAGGTGATCGGAGAGTTCACCGGCTTTGAAAGCTCCAGATCGATGACCTGCTGTCTTTCCAGTCTGTCGATTTCCTTGCCGAGATTCACGACCTCTGCTTCCATTTTTTCATAGGTGGCAGTGTCCTCTGCGGAGATCAACCCGTCACTGCCTCTTTTCGAATCCAGAAATGCCTTAGCGTTTTCCCATGACTTTGCTCTTTTTTCACGGAGCTCTGAAATTTTGCTCATTTTCGAATCCCTCCTTTAAAATTTCAAGAGGTCAAGCCTCTTGTCCAGTGTGGTAATATCTGTTCCAGTTTTCTTTTCCTTGTGTGGCAGCTTGTTTATAAAGGA